CTGAATAATCAGCCCACCGGGGAATTTAAAATATCCATTCTGGGCGAATGAAGATATGAAGCTAGACATATCAGGTATTTGCCCCACTCCCGTCCCGACATTTTTTGTCGCCGCTGTTCCCAATTCAAGATTCGTTCGTGCTGTTGGCGCATTGATTAAGTCAGATAGGTTGGCTGACTTTTGGAGTGCGCCGGTGATCCTGTTATCGTTACCGGCTGCTACCGTCCCCGCGGTTGTTCCAACATTTAACAATGCTGCACCACCAAGACCTCCTGACTGAGCAAATAGATCCAATGTACCTGCCGTCATCATATTCGCGGCTATATCATTAGCTGACCATAGTCGGTTAGCCGTCCCCTCTTGCCCGCGAACTATTGTCATGGCGTCGCCAGAACGCGCGGTAACATGAACAATTTCTGTTAATGTCCCCGTTGCCGAATCAATCAAAGTAAGCTTGAAAAAGCTTGTACCACTCACTGGAGATGGGAATAAACCACCCGTACCGGTATTTACAGTTAGCGTTGTTGCTGACGCGCTGATCCCTGCCGCTAAAACTGTTGAGGCATTGTTGGCGGACAATAGTGTCAAGGCCATTTGGCCCTCCTGATATTTAGTTAAAAATAAATCTACTTGGTTTGATTTTGACTTTAAGTGGTTTCACTGCAAAAATAATACTTACCTAACACAAGAGGATGTTTAAAATGAGCAAATGGATGGTTGTTATTTTAAAAGCAATTCTTTCCACAATAAGCACCGTGACAATATTACTTTCTATTTTCTTGATATGCTTAATATTCGACATTGCATTCCAAAATGGAATGCCTCCATTTGAAAATATAAGATTTAGTATATCTTTGTTCTTTGTTATTACTTTGCTTGTCTTTATCTGCTTTTGTTTAAAAACACACCTATATATTTCTATTGATAGCAGAAATCAAAATGTAAATAAACAAATCCAGTTTAAGGATTAAAGCAGTTAATCAACCAACAATAGTCACAGAAACAGGCTGATAAAATGGCATGTGTAAAAGCCCGCTATCAAAAGCCTGTTTGAATAGTGATGCAAACTCATATTCGTTACTTTTAATCAGAACGCTTGTTTTCTGGTTAAAAGAACGAGTATTGAAAGTGAATGAATTATACAAGCTTGGACTCGTAAGTTTTCGATACCCTTTAACGATGGATATGCTGGCACCTGAGGATGAGAATAGAACCGATATGCTCCATCGCTGGTCATTCAACACATCAACACCATCAACACCGGTCAAGAAGCGCATGATGCGCCGCTTAAGCCACGGTATCGTAAAGTTGAAGCCATCACCCTTATAGTAGTTCCATGTCATCACTCTTTTAAAGACATCGTCTGACGCTACAACCTGCTCAGATTCGTTTTTAACCCCCCTGCCATTAAAGGGGAGTTGATTAAAAAGCATGGCATTGAATGGCCCGGATATTCTCCTTTTATCACTTGAAAGCACTGGAGGTTTAACCCCATAAATTCCAAGCGCTATCCATCTTAGTTGATCACCAGCATTATACCCGCCAACGAAAACAGGAAGATTTGCGTATTTCATCCAGCCATATATATCTTTTGCTAGAGTATTGTAGGCGTCAACAAATGCCTGGATATTTTCATCGTCATTGTACTGCTGGTATAAGTATGCGCGAATAATATCGTCAAGCATCTCATCCCCCCGCTACCGTTACGCCATCATCTGAAATAAACCAATAGCTGTATCTGTCACCACTGATTATATTTGTATTTTCATCTACTCCAGTAATAACCCCATTAACAGTCACCACAACATTTAAGCTGCTTATTAAGCTCATGTTAATAGTTTCATTAATTGACTGTAAGAAAACGTCCTTAATGCTGTTAATGTTTAAAGGGTTCCCCGCGTAAATTCCATTGATGTAAGAGATTACAGGCGCGGTAACCAGCGAGGCTACTGTAGCATCGGTTAAGTAATTTACACTTTCTGTTGCCCACTCTAGCCTCACAGTTACACGCTGCTGCAATGGCTGAGCAAACGGAATGATGTAGTTATCTGGCCAGTCGTTTATTGTAACTGCGTTATTTCTTAAGTTTGGTGTCACCACCCCACCACCAGACCATGATCCAGATCCAATTGTACTAACGCCGATTGAGAATGAATGTGAATTTATTACGGTGATGGTGAAAGGCGTTCCATTTATTCCTGTCATTCCAGTGACGTCGTTTATAACAGCTACCTGACCATCACTAAACCCATGAGTGATATCAGTGGTTACAACGCCAGGCGACGCGTTTGTTATGCCCGTCACGCCCAGCGTAGTTCCTTTCAATCTGCTTATATCACCCGCTGATTTATAAATAGCGCCTGCCATTGAGAATATATCACCGCCACCACACATAATTATCCAGCCGCTACCATCTGCGACAACAGACACAAGCCTAGCCTGAACATTTTCTAAATCAGTTAATTTTTGACGAATAAATCCAGGGTAACCCTGAACTGTACTCATCCCTGATTCCCATACGCGGCTACGAAACTCAGCAATAGTTTCAGCAGACCCACTCGGAACCCCAGCAGTTGGGTTTGTACAGGTAATTACAATGTCAGACGGTAGGCTTGTTGCGATATTATTCACGGTGTTTTCTGGCACCGCCCAAGAGCCTGTAATTGTAGCCGCACAGGTCGTTGGTGAGGTGGTACCAGATGAAGGGATGATTGTTGTATCCAAAAGAGAATATTGGTAAGTGCCATCTGAAACAAGGAACCCTTGGGGGATTGCAAATCCTGCCGGACCAGTAAACACAACCGGCACAGTTGTCAGTCCTTCTGTTTTTTGACTGGCTATCCCATATTGCTCAGCAAGAGTGTTGAGCATAAAAACATTGGAGGTAAGAGGCCCGACTGAGTTAATTAAATCTACTCTAGCCTGGTCACACACCAACAGCGCGCCAACGCTTGTGCTAACGATATCCTCTACTAATGAACCGGGTAAATCGGTTGTGATTCCTGGTGATTGCGCAGTGGCCAGAGTGACTATCTGATCTCTTAATTCATTTGCGGTTAGCGGGATAGGACCTGATGCATTGTAACTAACTGGCAAATCACTCATACATTCACCTGTGCAATGATTTTTGAACCGGCATTAGTTATTGCCGATATGTTATAAATTGGAGGATCGTCGCTTACCATCGCAATCTGCAAAGACGAGAAATACTGGCTAAATTGTTGCTGTATTCTATTAACGTAATATGTTGGCAATATCTGCTGAATGACCGACCCATTAGCTGGAATGCCGTTGTTCGCGTAAAAAGGTGATTCTTGCGGGGCCAGCTTCAGGTTTTGAATAAGCGTCGTCAGATAGACAGAATCATTAAAACCATTATCATCAGTCTCAACAAGCACCCATTGGCCCTCTGAATTTCTGCCGTAAGTTCTCATTCAGTAATATTCCCATTAAAAGGCGTTGTGGTTGATCCGGTATTTGACCCGCCATTACCGTTGGTATGAACATGGCTATTACACCACGCAACCAAGCCAGTCCAGCCTGCATGCATAATTGCAGGGCTTGTGCTTGCGGTAGAATCCTCTAACTTTCCCGCTTCTCCAGAGAGGCTCCACATGCCGTTTGTCAAAGTTAATACTGTACTGCCAACTGTGACTTTAAACTGTGTGGGCGTGGCAATAGTGATGCTTTCCGGCGTAAGTAAAAACGTTGTGCTACTTCCCGCGTCACGAATAGTCACACCCTCAGGCCCGTACAGCGTCAGGACCTGTCCATCAACTGAATCCCACTCAGTATTGCTGATTGGTAAAAAAACCAAGGCACTTAAGTTCGCAGGCGGCGTGAGGTCTGCCGTGCCTCCACCTTGCCCACTAACACCACCAAGATAGGTATCAGCAGGTATCACGATCCCCCTATCGCCTGGTTGCATTGGGTAGCGAATATATTGAGGACCAAAGATAGGAATAGTGACTTGAGGTAACGTGTACGGGATATTAGTGAGGTTGAATGAAACAGTTACCATTTTCCCTGACTGAGAGATGACAGTTACCGGTAATACCTTACCTGCCGACTCCATTGCTTCATTTATTTTGTTTTCAGCAAACTGAGTAATATTTCTATTAAAATTCAACTTGTTGCTAACATTCATTTTTTCGCCAACTCCATAGAAGGGTATGCCTCAATAATGGTCACCCAACTATTGGCATCGGGTTGCCGACTATTGCCCACAAGGCGAACGGATTGCACAATAAACTCACCAGTGAAAGCAGAGTCATTTCTGAATTGAGAAAATGAAGATGCTTGAATCATTGGTCGTGATTTTTTCGGCATTAAAATATGGTCACCAACTTGAATATCGGCTCTCATTACACATGGTACTGTTATTGTGCCAAATCTAATCCATGTGGGCTGGCCTATAAGGTCAGTGAATTCTATTTGGGTTGGATGCCCTTTACGGTAGGTGGCGCTTTTTAATGATGATTGATCCGAGTGGTTATTATAATCGTTATCCCACACCCTTATCTCTTTCCCATCAACGACAGTGATTTCTACTCCAGAATAAGATGCGTCTTTAATTATTGACCTTGAAAAAGTTTTCAGATCCCTTGCCAGCTGACTAAGAGTTCCGCAAAACATGGGTCTAGAATATGGAAGAACCAGGCGGCTACTAACGTTTATGTTGTGAGTATATGAACCACCAAAAGTTTGAAAACACTGGGTTAGTGCTACTGATAACTGTTGCCCCGTATTCCATGGCATCGTTAAATTAAGCGGAGCCATTGGCACCTGACTGGTGGTCGATGTTGGTCCAGCAACAATGATTAAATCAAGTCTCAGATCAGTTCCCTGCCAGTTTCCAAATGCCTGCCAGATGGTACCCTCAAGAACCAGACCTTTTTGAGATGGTTTCGATAATGGCAATCCCTTTGACATTCCAACAAACATTTTTACAGTCATGCCGAACATGTTTTGCTGGGCTTGCTGCATTTCCTGTGGGCTAACGCCCCAAACAGTAATGCAGCTCTGTCCTTGCGGAGTGGACTCGCCAAATCGCTGAATATCAAATTCAACCATCAGTCCGCCGGGGTTGAAAACTCCATTTTTAAGACTTGAATACTGGCGAAATAAAGCCCCCTTCTGGTCATATATCTGAATATCGTAAAAGCGCATCAGCTTGTTACCTCAATTCGACCATTAGGCTGACGCCATATCATGGATGTTGAAGAAAAGACTCCCGATATAAGGTTAATCCCCATGCCGGCTGTTGATTCGATCATTGCAGTGGTAAGGATCTGGTTACCTGAGTTATCCGTAATGTTCAGATACCATCGTTGACCCGATATGTTCCATTTTATTTGGCAGTTATAAATCGTCCCATCCAGTGATGGAGTAAACGACATACTCTCGCGCTCATTGCCAGAAAAATCATAATATTCTGTACTCATAAGCCGAAAGCTCCACTCAGTTTTCCAACAAGCCCTACAACCTCACTTGCTATGCCTGAGACGCTTCCCCCAAGCGAGGTGTTTCCTAATGCCGCCGCCGTACTTGTCCACGCGCTACTGGTTGTCTTTGCTCCACCGTCTATCTTGCCGATAAAGCTATTAACGGCTTGCTCGGCTCCAGTCTCAGTAACAAGCGGCTGCTCGAAATCCCATACCCACGATTTTTGCGGGATCGGTTCGTTATAGCTGGTAACGTCTTTCACTGTTTTCAATATGCAACCGCTGTATATCAATGCAGGAGTTGCAACAATGAATGTGCCACCAAGATTGGCATGCGCTTGCAGGACTGACTGAAGCGCGCTGAGTGTCACTAATTTTGTCATTGCGCCAGTGTTCTCATTAACCGGTGCATCCATCATTAGGGACACTCGAAGCGGCTGAGCCAATAGCGCGTTTGCAGCCACGGTTTGGTTAGCAAATGGGTATCTGGCAATATCGTAATCAACCATGGTGGCCCCCTGGATGGGCTTCCAATGGCAGAAATATTTATCCAAGTCTGTCAGGTTTATAGCCCCACCAATCAGCCCGGTAACAAAACTTGCGCTTTGTGTAAGAGCTACTATCGGTAGCATTCCGCCTGGAATACTTTGAGCTACACCTTCACAGAGAATAACAGGGGATATCTCGAATCCAAGCTTGTAAAGCTCCCGCGTGAAAGCCATTAGCCATATCCTCCAAGCTGAGCGCTATTTACAATGGCATTGCCACCGGTATTGTTATAAATCTTGATAACCGCCCCCTCAGTAACCCGGCTACCAGCCCCCTCTTTCGTTGCCATAGCTGAAATGAGTTTTGCCAGAACGGCCGGGTCGTTAAGGTTGAGTTTTTCGTTTTCACTGAATTTCGTCGATTTCACAACATGCCGAATATAGGCAGCTGTATCGTTCTCATTGGATGGCGCCCATTTATTAACGATGTCCTTAACGTTGTTTATCCCTTTTGAGCCATATATCTGAAGCTGCTTCGTGGCTGCCAGAACGCCCTCATCAAGAGTTGGGAATACGGCAAACTTTCCACTTTTAGTGTTGTGAGTCCCGTACCCTTCAGCCCAACGCAAATTACCTGGGTTGTTAAAGCGATCGGCTATTGTGCGGCCCTTGGCAGTGACATCGGCTGGCGCGGAATCAATAGGCTTAACATCACCAGTTGAAAAGAATCGCTTAACCCCTTTCAACCAGCCCCATACATGCGGATCATCTTCACCACCAGGGGTATAAGTCTGACCTGTTTGAGGATTAGTTACCGGCTTTGCATTCAAGATGCTGGAACCGGAGGTTATTGAAGCGGTAATTCCTGCCGAGTCAGTCTTCCCTAGAATCCAATCAACAACGTTACCGATTAGCGTCCCCATTCGCTCAACTTTAGACATGAAATCATCCACGTCACTTTTGAACTGGGGGGATGCTAAGTAGTTGCCAAATTTTTGAATGCCCTGAGAAAGACCATCAATCCATTTACCCAGTTCTGGCGATTGAAGGAACGTATCTATTGCGCCCGAAACTGCATCAGATAACTTACCAAGTGACGGTGCTAGCGGGGCCAGCCCAGTAACAAAAGCATTGCGAATACTGCGATTACTAAGGTCAAGCTGGACATTGAAGTCCTGCCATTGCTTTAACTGCTGGTCAGTTAGCTGAAGTCGAACAGCATCCTTCTGGGATTGCTTTTCCATCGAATCAATTTCTGCATCGCTCATATTTTTAAAGCGGTTCAGGTCATCGAGAGTGAAAAAGTTTGTCAGTCCGTGAGCCTCGGCCCCTTGAAGATTGCTGCCATTTTTAACAAAGATATCGCGAGCATTGCGGATCATCTGCGGAAGCAGTTTTGCAGGGTCCTGATCTGGATTATTAATCCCCATTGCCTGGAACTGCCAACGCTTGCTCAGATCAAGCTGTGAGTCACGAATAGCACCAAGGGTGCCTGTTGGGTTGCTCAGCGCCCTCTGATAGTTGATAGCGCTAGAATCAAGCCCGCCAGAGGTAGTACCTAGCCCGAGAGCTGTAAATCTCTGCGATGCGGCACCAGAGGCCAGTCGATTAATACCGAATAACCCACCGGCACCGATCAGCCCAGAAAACAAACCAAGGATACTAGTCCATGAAATTAAACTTGTGGTTGCATCCTTGATATGACCGGCCAGCGATTTCGCATCTTTCGTAGCGCCACTCAGGAATTTCTTTGCCGCGCTCGCATTTTTGTTAAATCCAGATTGGTTTTTATTGGCTTTATCAAGGCTATCGTTTAACCGGTCAAGTCCGCTATTTATCGACAGAATAGCAGCGGCACCATCGGAGAACGATTTTGCTACACCTTCCAACTCTGAACGCGCTTTTGCAGTCTCTTTCTCAGTATCGCCAATGCCATGAGCGACACCTCTCCATGCTTCTGGTAGGTCACCAAGAGCAGCCTGATACTCGTTGAACTTCTCCATAAATGACTGGAACTTGTCGTCATTTACATCAATATCAATGATTGACTTAGCTGCCATTGAAAAAGCCTCTTTCTTTGAGTGCCGCGATTAAGAAGCGCTGGCGATATTGAGCAGGACTGTGAAACTCTTCACCAGTGATGTCCCGAATAACACGCCAGAACCCCTCATTCGCCGCCCAATCTAAGAGGGTATAAATGAAGTTTCCTGCTCGGCACTCGGGAGTTGGGTATCTGTAGCCTGATTCGACTTCAGCAAGGAAACGCGGAATTCCATAGCGTTGGATGATGTTAGTTGCCCACCGTACATGCTGATCACCGTCCCCACCGTTGGGGCTATCAGTTCCCTCTTCTGAATAGCAGATGACACCATAAAAAAAACTATTTCACCTTCAGTGTCTCGATACTCATCAGCTGTGATAACTCCATTCTTCATCGCGGCATCAAACGGTGATGACTTCCACTCGCCGTTGTCGTTATAAATAACAGTGGTTAAGCGTTGAATGTCATCAACAATCGTCGGGCCAGAAGCTCCACTCAACTCTTGCTCCTGCTTGAGTTTTTTCCGTAGCATCATGGCGGCAATGCGAGCTGACCCCAGCCCACCAACTTGAGAGATGAAGTTTGAGAACATGTTCCCCAATAGCAAACAGTTCTCTTCAACAACCTCATAAGGGAATGGGGTAACGTGAAGATAAACAGGATTCCCGCCATCCCGGCTGATGGTGCTAACCAGGTTAAGATTTTTATCAATTTTCACGAATTACACCCACATGTTGTCATTGGTGATGATGTAGCCAGAAATTGTAGCCACATAGCCCGGGTCCATACCGTTCATGGTTATTTCGTTGAAATTAACTAAATAACTATTAAGAACGGTGTAATTCCCAAAGGTATTAGCATCTGGGGTAACTACAATTTCCCCAAGTGACGTATCAGTCGCAAAGCGATTTTGATATGCAGCAGCAAGCGCCTGAGTTTTAAGTAAGTGAACTGTTAACGTAACTTGCTGATATGGGGCTTGGCTGCCTACCGTGCCTGTCATTGTTGGCAAGATATCGGTTGCCGGCCCATCAGGGCGCAAGCTAATACCTTCCTTGCCAAGAAATGACGCCGTAACATTCAGAGACGGATCACCAGTTACGGAAACTGCCCCACGAACGCGGTTAAGAAATCCCTGTGGTACTAACGGGTTTGCCATTTTTTATGCCCCTACAAAATTGGTTACGTTCAAGTTAAACGTGATTGACTCGAATCCACGACGAGGTGTCATAACAGCGCTTAGCCCGTTATATTTACCGTCCTGATAATCAGAAGGATTCAGGCTTGTGTAATTACTGAATGGCACGGCGTTAATCACAGCATTGCCCGCATAGCTGCCTTTTTCATATTCAGCATTAAAGTCAGTTTGAATAAGCTTGGTTCCAATAACTCGACCAAGGATTAACCCATAGCTGATACCATTGCGTAGCGTTTTTAGTGCGCGATTCTGGAGACGATCAATACCAACCTGCTCATAATAAAGAGGGTTGGTTGAGGTGTTGGATCCGTTGATAACTTCGTTAGCCAAGTCAAGCTCAAGATTTATTGCTGTCCATGCTACTGAGTACCAATAGTTGAATGGGTTGCCGTCCAGCATATGTCCAGCTACCAGCATTTTGTTGCTAAGGCCGCCTTCTGCCGCCGTACCAATGTAGTTGATGCTGTTATCTTTAAGAGTGTTCAACAGCGTGCCGTTGCCACTCACTGGGTACTCACTTGCTCCGTACATAAACCGGTAAGCCATCGGCGGAACCATGTTTGATGAACCAGGATCATTCGATAGCGACGATTGGAATGGCTCAGCCATAGAAAACTCTGTTGCTGGAATATTTGGTGCTTCAACCCCGGCGAATACGGTCTTGTTCTTCGTGGCAACCCAGGTGGAATAGGTGCCAATAGTGGTTGTAACGAAGAAATAAACCAGCGAACTCGGCGACGTATACTGACCGGTTAGGTCTTTAAATGTCGCTTGCTCATCCCACTCGCGTGGTACCAGATAAGAGAAGAATTTCTGGTATGTGTTACCCAGAGAGATATCTTCATCAATAAAGGTCGACAGGGCCGCAACACCATTCGCCATGGATACATCACCAAGTTCCAGCACAAATACTGCTCGGTTAGTTCCCTGCGCCCAATATGAAGTATTCATTTGGGTAATTTCATTCGACACAACAGTTCTCACTGAACCCATAACCGTGGATACACCAGGACTAACTGATAATGGATATGTGAACGCAGTTGATGTGGTTACTGTGGCAGTAAATGCACCGTTATAGCCAGCAGGAGTAACGCCTGAAACTAATACAGGAACCTCAGTGCCAATTGTCCAGCCATGAGCGGCTGAAAGCGTTACTGTTACTACGTTTGTAGCCCATTCGATGGTAGCAATCGCTTTTGCTGGCTTTAGGATGGTTGCCAAATCTGACTTAGATGTCAGCAACTGGTACTCGCCTGGATTTAGCGTGGTCCCGCCCATGGAAATCATCGCCCCGGACTTAAGCAGTTGCGACGGCTTCGGTGGATTGGTCACCGATACGTTAATATTAACAATTGCCATTTAATTATTTCTCCGGATAAATGGACGGGATTACAGAAATAACCAACTTACGGGCGACATTCCTCATCCGTTGCTGGTAATAGTTGATCTTGAATTTGATGGTTTTACGCATGGCGATAGCGTTAAGTTCGTTCTGCGTCACGCGCTCATCTTGAACGACAGGAATATTCATAATTCCCATCTCAGCATCATCGCTTATCGTGTATTGCTGCATGTAACGAAGGAAATCTTCTATTGCAGCATTACGCAACCCGGTCACTGAAATGGTTACATCTTCCGACACAAGCTGATATTGGTTGTTCTTTTCGTCCAGATAGAATGCGCCGGCAATAGGCGCTGCATTACTACACCGGACAGTTGCAAATGGTGGTGAAAGGTTCTGGATTGATAGCATCGCAGGATACATTGGCATGTACTGATTCAGCCCCAACCAGATGGGCAGGGAACTTGAGACAACCACATCAGTTAAATCTATGTCCTCAGCAGAGTTGATAATCTGCGAGCGCATATGCGGGTATACAGCTTCGCCAGTGTAGTGATACAGGTTAGCTGGCTCATTCAGTCCAGTTCGCCGAGAGAAAGAGAACTGTATGCCGTAAAACTCACCGATGTAGAGCACATCAGAGCCGATGTCGTTAAATGGGTCGATATCCGACTGAGCGGTGAATGTCACTACGTTTCGGTCGTAAAGTTGCTCATCATCCTGGATGGTTTCAGTTGTTAAGTGCAGGTAACCTTTCACATCCACCGTATCTGGTTCAGGATCTGGTTCGTCAGTGAGAATTGACGCTTTCACCCAGAACACAAAGCCATCCAGCGGGAGAACCTTCCTGATATATTTTGTAAATGTGACGACCTCGGAAAGGCTTATGTCATCGAGGCCCTGAGTCAAGGCCGCATTAAGTTCTGTTTGTGCAGTTTTCTGTAGCTCAGCTAGGGAAGGCATTCAGCACCCCGCTTACCCAGGCGCGCATAGACGCCTGATATGTTCCGGTATCGATAAAGGATGGTCTTGGGCTACCCTTCTTATTTTTGAATCTCTTCGATATCCCTTCCATTGCCCTGCGAGTTGGAATTCCCGCTAACCCATTCATCTCTTCATTATCCAAAAACGCGACAAACAGGTTGTGCGTTCGTGACATTGATTCAGCTAACGGATCTCTTGTAGGTGGTGCACCTGCAATCATATTCTCAAGACTGGCAGCAATATCATTAGCCATCATGTCAGCGATATCTTGACCGTACCGGTCAAAGAACGTCTGCATGATTTTGTACTTACCCTCTAGCAGCTCTGCTACGTCGCCAGTGGTTGTGTTCTCATCCCCATAAGGGATGTCCATAACACCTAGATGGAGAGTGATCATGACAGCCCCCACAAACTCCCGAATTGCTGAGCAATCATCAGGTACCTGCGCCCCCAAGGGTCAAGTAGCATCTGAAGGTCAGCTAATGACAAGTCCTTGAAGAAATCAGGCACCAGGCGCTGAGAACTTGTTGAGTTATCGCTGGCACCGGTGATCACCCCAGCCTTGAAGTTATTCAGCCCAAGCGTTTTACGAAGCTCAGAAAATACTGATTCCGTCCCGTAGTTAACCAGGAATGAAGCAGCAAGGTTATATACCGCCACCGTATAGAGATTCGGCATCACAGAAGCAATATCCTGATTCACCCACTCAACCGCGCCGCCGTAAGCAAGAGCAATTGAAGGCGAGTCGTCGGGAACCTGAATAGCGGTAATCTCCATGTCAGTGCGAATAAACTCGATAAATCCCGACAGACTGATGGTCATTTACTTTTTACTCCCGCGCTTCTGGGTGACAATTGTTTCATTCACGCTTGGCGTGTTGTTATTGTCATCACGGCCCTTTGTCTGCTCGACAGTAAACTCCATCTCACCGCCATAACCGGTACCGCTATTCAGCAATGCATCGTCTTGAGCTGCGACTGACGCTTGACGGCGGTTATGAGATGTCTCAGTTAACTTGTGGTCGTTATCTCTCATCGCTTTTTCGATGATCTTCTCTTGCACTGGCTTATCAATGCTGTAGCAAAGGCCAACAAAGTTTTTACTTTGGTCGATAGTTGAAGCATCTATCAGACCGTAAACTTGGTGATGTTGGATAACGGCATCGATTTCTTCAGCGTTACCATCAAGAACAATGGCTTGAGAGCCATAAGCAATAGGAATGTTGCGCAAGCGACCCGTCTCTAAGGTACGGAAAGAGAACATGTGGCGCTGCTTAGTAGTGTTTGCGATATAAAGCTTCATCGTTTCCCCCAAAATAAAAAACCCCTGAAGGATTTAACCAGCAGGGGTTCTTATGACAACGCGCAGACTTAAGCGCTGTAGGCCATAGATAAGATAGTGATAGCTTCTGGGCGAACAGCCCAGCCAGATGTTGAACGCATTTCTGCTAACACGTCTACTGCACCACCGGCGATCGGAGTAGGAATTTCGCGAGGTGCAGCCATGTCACAGAACATCAGGGCATTTGCAGCCAGAGAAGGTGAGAGCTTGGCAAATTCGTTGGTGTTAACGGTTGAGTTAACCATCGGAACTTCAACTTCAGGAATGGTAATTAACACAACGTCTGTACCGCCAGCGCCAGCACCGATCAGGGTGTCATCGTAAACCCAATCAACCTGAACACCGGCACCCCTCAGAACTTCCTTCACCATCCCACCAACTGCATCAGTACCACCACCAGGGCGTTGATATGATGTCAATTGAACAATCTGCTGAATCTCCATGGCACCCAGCACACGCTGAGGGCCAAGGATGACAACGCGCTGTTGGCGACCTAACTGCATGGTTCGCGTCAGCGCGGCCTGAACTTGCCCAAGAAGATAAACCGCCATTTCCCCATGGTCGTAAGTCAGGACTGTCGTGTTACCGCTTGAGTCTGCTGGTAGAGTGTCCGTGGTTGCGCCTGCGGTATTCAGCAAGCCTTCACCGCCAGCTGGGTTCATGCCAAACAGTAAGCTGGTACGAAGCTGTTGGAAGATACCCTGCCGCATACCAAGGCGCTGCGCCTCAGGCAGTGCCACATTCCAGTTTCCTGCTGCGGCCATGTCATGGTGGTCATAGATACCACGGCAACGGAAAAGATATGTTGGCGTGGAAATCATACGGGCTTCCATCGCAACGCTTGGCAACTGGTTAGCGTTACCGGATTGACTGGAAGTAACTTGGGTGCGGATATCAAGACGACGCATGTAAACATACTGGTCGCCAACACCCAAGCGAACCTGTGGGTTACCACTGGCGATGGTTTCAAATGCACCTGACGCCTGCTGGTAACCAATGATCATCTCCGGCGCGATGTACGACGGATTGACGATCGTGTAACTCGGAGTAATTGCAGCCATTTAATTCAACTCCCGATTAAATTAGGACCAGCGCGCAGCTGTCGTGATCATTCCATGTCAGGAAACCCGTAACACTGTCATAAGAGACGGTTTTCGAGTTTCCAGACTGTATTGAGATAACTTTGGCCGGTAGCGTAATGTTCGCCAGAGTTACCGCACCAATAGCCCCCTGTGTAGTTGCTGCACCACCAGGTGTTGACGCTGGCACATAGGTGAAAGTGGTGGCTGTCGGTACTGAAGTGACAATCACAGTGCCGTTATAGGCAGTAGGGACAGCCCCGCTAATGGTGATGTATTTACCAGCAGTTAATCCATGCGCTGCGCCAGTAGTGGCTGTCGCGACACCACCACTAAATGCAATGGCCGTGGTCGCAATATCAGCACCTGCATAACCCGCATCGGCAGCGGTGGTGATTTGGTTGTTAACGAAGTCCCACGCCAATGCTGTTTTTACAGATGCATTGTTGGTACCGAGCGCAATCACCGCAGGAGATGCCTTCAACGGGATGCGCATGTTTGCGCCAAAGCGATAGAAGGAAACACTCATGCCTGACGCAAATAGTGGAACAGGAGATTGAGGAGTGGTCAGGCCGTTGTGCGCCTGATTGAAAACTGTAAACCCTTCGATATCAGCTACGCCAAGTGCGCGACGAATGGTCGAACCTCGCGGGCTGGACGATACGCCGGGGATAAGCTCAGCAACTGGAACTCCGCCCCACAGAGGTTTAGTCTCAGTCGCAGAAACGGTACCGGAAGCAAGATTGAAACGATTAGCCGGGTCATCCAAAGCAACGCCTTGGATGAAGCCGTCAGACTGAACACCGAAAGAACCCAATGCGTTAGTCGTCGCCATTGGGTTTAGAGATAAATTAGCCATGCTTTAATGCTCCCGTTAAGCCTGGTTGTTGAACATGGTGACCTGACGCTTACCTGATTGGAATGGTCCCCAAGTGGCTGCCGGATCGCCCTCGAAGGTACTAATCTGACGACCAGTAACATCGGCGCGTTTAATTTCACGCAACATGCCAGGCCCAACGCTCAAAGTGGCTGAGGATTGTGCATCGGCGTAAATTTGTTTCTCTGCGATATTCAACAATGCAGAGTCAGCGATTGAAGAGAGATCAACTGCTTTGTAATCACCTGAATGTTCCTGTAATTGGATCATCAGGCGACGACGATATGACAGTGGTTTCTCACCAGATAGCGGCATGGGTGCGCGCTTACCCAACACAGAGAACACGCTGTCAGCTTTAACTTGCGCATCAGCCAATTCATTTCGTTCGGAGTCAGATAGCTCGGTAGGAAGGCGAGATTTTAGAAGTGCCATTTCACTGCGCAAATCTGAGTCTGCTTTCTCACGCTCTTTGCGCTCTTTCTCCAGGTGGTCATCTTCACCTTTTGCTTCGTTCTCAAGTTTTTTCAACTCGGTCTCGTCAGCTTTTTCTTTTGCGGATTTTTCTTCTGCATCTGCTTTAGCCTTGGCTTCTTCAGCCTCTTTTTCTTCAGCATCAGCCTTTTCTTTCTTTGCATTCTCTTCTGCATCAGCTTTTTCTTTAGCCTCTGAGTCGGCTTTCGCCATGCGAGAATCCATGCACTTATTAAATAGTTCTACGAATTTGTCTTCGTCCATTATTTCAGCCTCGTTTGGAATGGAATCAGATTTAACACCAGTAGGGTCAAGGAGCTTGTCCCATACGCCCTGTTCACAAATTGCAACATGGTCGAGCAGCTCAGGGGATGGCTCCACCAGTAGAGGCTGACCGTCAACTATGATTGATTTAGGGATCTCAACAAACTTTACGGTTGGTGAGGTGCTTAGTTGCCGTGTCGCCATAATTTCAGCGGCTTCGGCGTCATATACTCTGGCAATAGCCCACACCTCGCCCTTATCAGCAACCCAACTATTCGTCAGGGTCCCGATAACGCGCTCTGCAAACTCATTGCTATCAAGTATGTTTTTCTTAGGGTGAAGCCAGATGAGCGGCAGTCCCGCTACACGCTGTAAGAACTCTGGGGTGAGATAGTCATCCGGGTTACGGAAAGTCATCTCCTGACCTGCGGAGCGCCATGTAACACCAGTACCGGTCACCCGTATGGCGTACAACCACATGTTTATGAAGTACTGCGGGCTGCTTAATGTCCCGTCTGAGATGAGTGCGGCTACCTCGGTTTCGTTGAGTGCCTGCCGGCCCAGCATTTCAGCGAATGGCTGATGAAGAGGCTTGGGCAGATCATCAATGTGAAACCATCCAGCAGCCAGTGACTCATCGTTAAGTTTCGCCTCAAACTGATCCGTTACCTCTGCACGAAGCGTCAGATAATCGCCGTAAACGCTATGCGGGGTTAGCCAATAACAAGGAGGCCGTAAATGCTTAGCGACGCAATAGCATCACAGAGGCTTGGCTTTGATATTTCCGCTATCGAGCAAGGAAGCGACGAGTGGAAAATGTGCCGGTTAGCATGTATTACAGCTTCAAGAGTTGGCGATATTTTGACAGAACCAAAGTCAAAAAAGGACAAGGATGCAGGGGTTTTATCTGGCATGGCAGAAACATACATGATGGATTTAATTGCTGAAGTCTGTACGGGAAGGATCCCCGACGAAATACCCGCCCGCCCCCTACTTTGGGGGAAGAAACACGAAGAGGCTGCAAGGTTTCTTTTTGAGTTTGAAAATGACCTGACAACCACCCAGCCGCCTATTTATTACAAGGATGAATCAATGCGCTGTGCATGCTCAGCCTACCCTACTCAATCCGAATGTTTGCAAATATCAACGCTGATTAAAGAGCGCAGGCCCAACGTTGTGCTCATGTGCAGCGAAGTGTATCGATAACTCGTTTTAACCCCACCACGGACTCACAGAAACGGATTTCACTATCTGGAGTATCCCCTATGAAAACTCACGACCTGAAAATCAGGCCGGAATTCTTTGCGCCCGTTCGTCAGGGAGTGAAGACCGCTGAAATCCGGCTGAATGACCGCAACTTCCAAGTAGGCGATTTGCTTGAGCTTAATGAGTGGAATGCAGGTCATTTCACTGGCGCTTTTGTCGTAAGAGAAATCACTCACGTAGCTGACATAAGCGAGTTTAAACCGGGTTATGTGCTGTTGAGCATGATTCCATTCGGAATGGCTGAGGTGGCGTAATGTGCGATGAAATTGATAGGGCCCAAGAGCTTGAATCTCTGAATGTAGAAATCGGTATCGCTAATCGCAAGCCAACAATGACGTTTACCGGCCAGTGCCACTTCTCAGAGTGTCGCCAGCCGATTGCTCGCGGCCTGTTCTGTGATGCTGGGTGTCGTGATGATTATGAGATTGATGAGCGCAGAAAGGGGATGGCGGCATGAATGAGATTAAGCACCCAGCAATACGTTACCACGGCGGCAAATTCAGATTAGCCCCTTGGGTTATTAGTCATTTTCCGGCCCACACGCATTATGTAGAACCTTTTGGCGGCGCGGCGTCTGTATTGCTCAGAAAAGAGCGAAGCTATGCCGAGGTCTATAACGATTTAGATGGTGATGTGGTTAATCTCTTTTTCGTTCTGCGTGATATGACACTGCGTGAATGCCTTATCGAATCATTGATTCTAACCCCCTACTCTCGTGATGAATTTACCGATGCATACGGAGAAGCGGGAACGATGGTCGAGAAAGCACGGAAATTAGTCATTAGGGCAACAATGGGATTTGGTTCTGCTGGCGCAACAAAAGGAACAACCGGTTTTCGATTGGATACCAAACGCAGTTCGGCAACCGCTCAGCACCTTTGGGCAAGGATGCCAGAAAACTTAGCAGCAGTTGGCCAGAGATTCGAAGGTGTCCTGGTAGAGAATCGTGATGCAGTCCAATGCATGTTAGACCATGACACAATTTCAACGCTTCACTTTGTTGACCCGCCCTATGTTCACGATACCCGCGTTATCTCATCCCGATACTACCGCCATGAAATGGACAATAACGCTCATTTAAACCTACTCGATACCGTCAATAAACTTGAGGGGATGGTCGTGCTTAGCGGCTACAACACTGATATGTACAACGACATTCTCACCGGCTGGCAGAAGCAGGAAAAACAATCCTCGGCAGCCGGACGGAAAGGCTCAGTTAAGCGCCTTGAGTGCCTATGGCTGAGTCCTAATGTTCTTTCTGGGAGTAAAGCAGCATGAAGAGAAAAATATCAGACGGTACCTGGTTCTTTATCGTCATCATCGCATGGGCGGTGCTGGCAACAATTTATACAATTGAGACTGAAGCTGTTAGGGGGATGTTTGGATGAATGCACTTGGCTTTGTTATGGCATATCTGGACTGGATATTGCTTATCGGCGGCGGCGGTGTGGCGTTCTGGCTGCTGTGGGTAAAGGAGTGGTGAGCGTATGGAGACAACCATTGAAAACGCTATCAGGTCAGTAGCGCGATGTTGCAGAACAAAAATAATTGAAGCCACGGACGGCAAGCCACTTTCAGAACACGACAAGCTCATCACAGAAATCCTCGACCGCCACGCAAAAAAAAATCACCGCCCTACCCCCTAACACTTTCCCGGCTAAGCGCTGGTTGAGTTATTACGTCCGTCAGATTGATAAAGAGATAAGAGGCCAGATATGACCAATGTTATTCAGCTTGTACCCGCCGAATGGGTTTCTGAGTCGGTACTTATGGCCGTAACAGGCCTAAAAAAGAACACAATTAAACACGCAAGAAATACCTCGTGGATGGAAGGTAGGGAATATCGCCATGTTTCTGGCAATGGCGAACCGCATGAAACCGCCCCATGTTTTTACAAACTAAAACTAATTGAAGAGTGGATAGGAAGAATGCCGAAAGCAGTACGCCGAGAGAAAAAGTCTGCTTAAATAGCAATCCCTTTTCATTCAGGAAGGAGTTGATGATGAAGAAGCGATACCCAACCGGAACGGAGTCCCACGGAGGGATGCTCCGTATCTGGTTTATGTACAACGGGGAAAGGTGCAGGGAGTCACTTGGAGTTCCAGACACACCGAAAAACAGGAAGATTGCCGGGGAACTTCGCCAGTCAGTGATGTATGCGATCAGGACTGGAAACTTTGATTACGCTGATAGTTTCCCTAAATCGTCAAAAGTGGTTAAGCCTGAGTCAGGGATGACGGTAACCAGGCTGTTCAATGCCTGGTTGGAAATCAAACGTTATGAGATATCCGATAACTCGCTGATCCGCTATAAAAGCTGTGTGGCTTCAATTGTTAGAGCAATTGGGCCAGATAGAAAGATAGCGGATATTAAAGCTCGTGATTTATCAGTAATGAGAAATGAGCTTATTGATGGCGATCACTTCTCAAAACTCGATAAAAAAGGCAGAAGCGTAGTTACAGTAAATGGATATGTCTCAAGAGCAATGACTGTCTTTAGGTTTGCTAAAGAGAATGGTTATATGGATACGGATATAACCGCCTCGGTAAAGCTACTCAAGACAGCCAGGCAACGGCCTGACCCGCTATCTATTGATGAGTTCGATAGGTTGATATCTGCCTGCCATTGCCGACAGACTACGAATCTATGGACGCTGGCGGTATATACGGGGCTGAGACATGGGGAAATATGCTCTCTTGCATGGGAGGATATTGATTTAGTCGCCGGGACTTTATGTGTAAGGCGTAATGTCACCACGGCAAAACAATTTACCCTACCGAAAACTGAGTCAGGCACTAACCGGTTAGTTCAGCTAAACGTAAATGCTATCCACGCGCTGAAAGACCAGCTTGATTTGACCAGGATGGGGAAGAAACATCAGATAACCGTGCTAACCAGGCAGCGTGGAAAAACAAAAGAGGAGGAATGTACTTTTGTATTCAATCCAGCGCTGACGACAATATCCGGCAGGATCGGCGTTTGTTACTCGGCTGCGTCGCTTGGAGGAACATGGAATACAGCGCTGAGGAAATCAGGTATTAGGCATAGGAACCCATACCAATCACGGCACACGTTTGCATGCTGGATGTTATCTGCTGGAGCAAACCCTTATTTTATTGCAGCACAAATGGGACACAGTAGTCCGCAGATGTTATATCAGGTTTACGGTGACTGGATGCCAAGCAATAACGTTGAACAGGTGGAGCTGATCAACGCTAAAATTAAGCAAAATGTCCCACCCATGCCCCATAAAGCAGCATCCTTTCGGTAA